TATGATATAATGGAAAACCTATGGAACTAATGTCGCCAACAACTTTATTTGTTTCTCCACGAGTAAGTAGTGGAGGTTTACTTTGTGCAGTTGCTAAAACTGTAGATGGAGGAGCTGTATCTGTTAGTTGGGATTTTGATACTAAATCTTGGGTTTTTGCTAAAGGCTTACCAGTAGGTACTGTTTTTGCAGCATCGCCAGCACCAGCCTCACTTCTTATGGCTAACGATGTTCCCTCATCAAACATGGATGCCTCTGTTACAGAGGCTTGATTTCTATAAGCTGCCTCATTCGGTACATCAAATTCTTTAACTCCTTCAATATCTTCTGCTAATTTGCTTTCGTTTTTATTAAATGTAGCTTTTTCAATTCTTGGAGAGTTAGTATTTGTTGTTGTTTTATTAATATTAAAATCAATAGAATTTAAGTCTTGAACAGTATCGTGATAAGCTCCCTCGTTAATTCTTCCTTCTTTTTCTAAATTTTCTTTTCTTTCTATTAATTTTTTTCTAATAGTATTAACTTCTTGTTTAGATAATTGAGATACAGATTTTCCCTGTGCATTTAAACCAGCCGATCTGATAACATAATTTGGATTTCTAATATTTTGAAAAGCTCCAGATTTAGGATCTAAACCAATAATTTTTTCAGTTCCATCTCCTAATTTTACCTTTATAGAGTTTCCTGTTGTACTTACTTTAACAACTTGGGTTCTTACAATATTACCATTTGCATCAAAAATATCAGCAAATTCTCCAGGTTTAAGATTAACTGGTGGTTCAAGGTTATCTGGTACAATATGATTTTTAGCTGGTGGTAAATCTAATGGTGTATTCTCATTAACTGATTTAACCGCAGCATCTAATCTTTCTCTATGCTCTGTTCTACCAGCAGCATTATCTGGAAAAGGATTATCTTTTTCTGGAATTTTATAGTTATCTAAAGTTTTATCTTTAAACTTTGGATTAATATTTCCTAACTCTTTTGATACTTGATTTATTTCTTCATCTGATAATTTAAAAAGATATTTTTTACCAACATCAACACCTTTACCAAATGCTTTAAATACTCCGTAAAGAACTGGAGATAATACACCAGCTGCCGCTGTAACCATTGCAATATTTTTTAAACCAGTTTCTAAACCAGCATCTTCAAATCCTAATTCTTTTCTATAAGGTTGAGCTTTTAACTGGATCATAGTTTCAGCTACAGCTCCTATAATCATTTCATATTTAGCAACTTTCCAAGCTGCCTTACCAAATGTTGCTGGAACTGAATAACCAAAAGATATTGGAATAGTTGCAAGCATAATAGGATCTGTGAAAGCTCCGCCAGCTATACCAGTAAATCCTCCAGTTTTACCTCCGCCTGTGTACCATTCTCCAGATGCTCTTTCGTTTATTTTTTGATATTCTTCCCAGGCTTTATGGGTTTTTTCTGCAATAATTTTTTGCATATTTTCTTGAGTATCTAACCCAGCCTCAACTAATGCAGCTTTTAAATTTTCATCTGTTGTTTGTAACTCGGTTACTTTATTCCAAAATTCAGCCTCTAACTCTTGCCTAGATTTTTTTTTAGTTAAATCGAAACGATGAACACCAAAAATAGATGATGCTCCAGAACCTAAAGGTTCTAATTTTAAATCTTGATCTAATGGAGATACAAAACCACTATGACCCGCTCTTGTTAATATATCAACTACATTAATATATTCTTCGGCAAGATTACTTCTTTCAGAAGAGAATAATTCTGATCTAATAAAAGCATTTTTAGCAGAACTAAAGTTATCCATAAAATCAGTTCTCATACCTTTGGAAAAGCTCGTATTGTTTTGTACGGTTAGAGCTGTATCTGTGTCAAAGAAAATAGTCATTATTTTAAACTTGTTATTATATCTTCTTTAATTTTATTTAAGTCGATAACAAAAAATCCACCATCAGTATTCATGGCATATTCTTCTTCTGCTCCAAATTCTTTAGGATTTTCTCCCATAGCAATTTTATACAAACCATCTCCTACACTTACAAAATAAGGATCTTGATTTTCAAATATATTATTTATAGTTTTTCCATATATATCAACTGGAGCTTGATCGTTACTTGATGCCATATCAACTAATTCTGGATGTTCTTTTAATAATTCAACTATGTTGTCAAAATTTCCTTGTCTTACCCAATTTGGAATATGAACTTTATTACCCTTCCATTCATCAAAACCACCCATCCAATGATTTTTTCCTTCTGTTATAAAGGTTCCTCCAGCAGCCATCTTAAATGCTTTTTCCCAATCATTCACCCAAAGAAAATCTAAATTGCCTATAGATTTTCCAGAATTTTTTAATTCAGCTGCAAAAATATAATTTGCCATTTCAACGGTACTATTAAAAGTATTACTATTTTCTAAAAAAGCCTCGTTATATTCTCCAATTTTTGTTAAATAATTATTATCTGTAGATTTAACTTTGTATGCTTTAACAAGATCTGGATTATTTTTAAACATCATGTAGCCTTGAACAGCTAATCTAACATTGTTTCCTGGTACACCATTATTTGACATAACTAATCCGCCAACATGAGCTAAGAAAGTATTATCTTTAGAAAGTTCTTGAAAAGCTAAATCGCTGTCTTGTCCAAAACCTTGAACCAGAGCTGTTGATAAATTAATAATTTGATCTGAAGTTCTTGCACTTTCAAACGCACCCTGGATAGCTGTTTTTTCATTTGCAGTAAAAAATACTACGGGTCTTTTATAATGATCTGCAACTGTTTTAGCTTGTGCAATTCTTTCTTTTATATCTGATGCAAATTCTGAAATATCTCCAGTAGTTAATAATTTTTCAAAACCTATTTCATCAATATTAACAACGCCTCTATCATTACCCGTCATTAATTGATCTTTATTTAAAGATGTTGTTAAAGCTGCAAGATATTTTTTTGATATGTTTAAATTATTTGCATATCTTAACTCCATACCATCCTTTTTTTTATTTTTATATTCAGTTAAAATATTAACTCTGTTTTCTATATCAGCTACAGACATGGTTGATAGTTGAGCATAAATAGGAGCATCTATTCTTATTTGTTCTAATTTTAATAAAGTTTTTTCATCTTGTGTTTCTAATGCGATAGCAACAGCTGTTTCAAATTCATCCGTATTAATAGATAAACCACTCTTTATATTGCTTTCCATATTATTAACATCGTTTCTATTTTTATGATTTATAGATGATTTTTTTGCCTCAAAATGAGTTTTAAGTTTTAAATAATCTTCATCATTTATTCTGTCATCTTTTAAAGCAGCTGCTAATACTTTATCCTTTTCAGATAAAGACATATTTTTATAACCATAAAAAGCTATATCTCTTCTGGTAGATTTAATAACTCCATCTAATTTATTACCAAATATTTCTAAAGTTTTTTTATCTGAAAATATAGCTTCCAATTCGCCTCTAGCTGTTTCACTTTCTAAAGATGCTCCAAAAATAATAGATTTTTTTAAAGTTTCAATTTGATCTAATTTATTAGTTCTTAAAGAATTAATCATATTAGTTGTGGCTTGAACTTTTATAGAATGAGCATCTTTAATATTTTGTTTTGTCATCCAATGTTTAAATTTCTTTTGAGCCATTGGAGATAAATTGCTACTTGAACTATCAAATATTTTTTGCCAAGCATCGTTATAATATTTAAGAGCTGCATCTGGATCACTCATTTGTGATGCTTTTAAAGTTATAGAACTTAATCCTTCAAAAGTATCTGAACCATTCATAACTTCTTTAGATTTTTCTAAAACTTCATTATCTGATTTTATATCTAAATGTTTATAGTAAAGTTTTTCTCCAGATTGAACCATGCCTTTAAAAGCTCTACCGATAGAACCAGCCTCACTCATACTAGCGAAAGCTCTATTTTCTACATTTGAAGATTTAGCTGTTGGTTCTAATTGTGATTTGTATAATTTTATTGCCATTGTTTACCCCGTATAAAACATTCCAGCTGTTGATAATAAACTTGATCCAGCTGCGTAATAAGATGCTTTCTTTGCAACCTTACCTCTCCATCTTTGAAGATCTGCATCTGCTTGCATCATAATTGCCTCGTTCTCTTTTGCTGCTATTGCGTTTTCTGCATTGTAAGTCATAATATCTCTATCAGTTTCTAATTCTAATGCTTGATCGTAAAGAGCCTCAAGAGGTGTACCTTCTAAGGCAGCTCCACTTGAAAGATATGCAACTCTAGTTTCGCCTTGTATTTGTTCAACTGTCTTATCAAATTTTGGAAGATTAAAGTTGTTGTGAACAGACATTATCTGTTTTGCCTCTTCCTCCTTAATCTTTTTATTACTTTCTATAATCTTTGCATTATATTCAGCTGCCTTTTGTTCAGCCTTACCAGCAAATATATCTCCAAAAAAACTCATTTTATAATCCTCGCAAATCTATAAAAGTCAGAACCATCTGGTCCATAACCTTTCATTAAACCTTCTTCTTTCAATCCTAAAAATTTTACAAATTTTAATGCAATTTTACAATCAGCCTTAACTGATGTTTGTAATCTTCTAATAAAATTATTTTTTATCATCATGTCCGTTCTTTGCTTAATAACCTTTGCAAATGTTATTGGATAGTTATTTATTTCTTTTGTTGCCAAGACCCACCCCTCGGCACAGCCATCCCAGAGGGGAAAGATCCCTCCAGCCGCTATAGGTTTGTTATTCAATAACCCTGTAAACGACATTCCAACTTCTTTTAGATAATAAGCATATTTTCTATGTTCTGGTCTTAATTCTAGTAATTCACTATTTAAACCTTGATCTAAAATATAATGTGCGTGTTCGTTTTCAAAAGGTACAAATTTTATATTAGACACTCTCTGTCTCCAATCTTGGATAAATACCCAGGATAGTCATTGGTAGAGCTTGTGGTTGTTGAACATAAACTAATCCTTCTGTGCCATAGCCTGTGTCAAATTCCACTTGTTTATCTCCAGTAAATAAAGGAATAGGTAAATCCATTGGAGATCCACTAGCTCTAAAATCTATTGATGTTAAGTTTGCTGCATTGGGTCCAACTTTAGCTCCAACGGTATCTTGAAACCTAACAGATAAATCATAAATTCTTTTTGTTTTCGTTTGAGTTGTTTCTGTATAACCTTCATCTAATCTCATTGTTTGTAAATCAGATGTATAAAGTAAACCAACTTTTGCTTGCTCTGTTGCATTGTCTATTGATATACTTCCGCTTGAAACTGTCTTTGAGGTTTGTGCAGCACCTTCGCCAATAATATCTACAACTTCCCCTTCTAAATGATCTAATCCTGTAAGTGTAGATGTTTCATCGCCAACATAACTTAATCCACTATCTAAATAATGGAATGCCGTAACATCTCTATTAAAATCAAATGGAGTAAAATATTCTACATATCTTCTTACAGCTCCGTTAATCCATCTTTGAACTATAACCCATACTTGATCTTCGTCTGCATCGCCATCAATTACCGCAACACTTTCTACTAAAGCATGAGTTAAAATATTATCTGTTTGCTCCGATGTGTGAGCTGAAGTTAAACTAACAACGGTGTCTAAAGTTTTATCTGAATAAAGTTTAAATTGGTTGTTATCAATTTTTTCAATATAATATTTTGTATTTTCAGATAAACCACCAATAGCTGTTCCTGTATTATCATAATAAAAAATATCGCCAGTAACAAAACCATGAGATGCTGAATAAATAAAATTAGATGAAATATTAACACCTTGATAAATGTATTGAGTTGTGTCTGAACTTGGAGCTGAAGTAAAAGATACAGCTGTTCCCGCAGTAGCATTCGATGCGGTTGTGGCTAGTTTAATGGTATTACTATCGGTTGCGATAGCATAATATAATGTTGAATTATTTAATCCACCAATAGCATTAGAGCCAGCATAATAATAAACTGGATCAGCAGTTGATAAACCGTGTGATGAAATAGTAATTGTATTAGCTGTGGTATTTACATTTGAAGAATTTGAAGTGAAACTAATTGATTGTTGAATAATATTTTTTGTAGTGTCAGACTTACCGCCTATAATGTGTCTATGCCAAGCAACAACATTTTCTAATCTGTTATAAGTTAAACCAGTTAAAATTCCATCTGTTCTTGCTCCCCAAACAACTGAATATGGCTCTTGTTGGTAATCCATTTGAGTAATACCACTTTCAGTTATATGTTCAGAAAGAATAGTTAAATCTGGAGCAACATAACCATCGGTATCAAAATTATAAGCAAGTTCTCTCATTTTTCTTTTTGCTCTTTGTAAAAAGATAGTTGCGTTACCAATAGATAAAGCATCTACTCCCGCTGAACCATAGTTGGATTGTTTAATGATTGAAATATTTGTCGGTGTGATTGCAGATGCGGTTCCAGCAGAGACAGCATATTCTCCACCCGTTGTCATTACAATTAAAGTTCTCGTTGCCTTCATAGCTTTAATCGCATTAACCTGGTTGGATGCAATAGTATAAATCATAGCATCGTCAGCATCGGTTCCAGCTGTCATATTCTCATAATCTCCAGACTTTGAGAAAAACATAGTTTGTGGTTGATCTGAAGTTCCAGCAAATACTAATCTTTGTTGAAAAAATGTAACCACCGAAGGATGACCCGTGGTATCCGAAAAAGAACCTAGATTAAATGCTGCTGTTGCATCGGTATTAGTAAATGCTTTAGTGATTGTGCAAACTACAACGGTTGTGTTAGTTCGTGCTGTAATTACAGCCTCGCCACTATTAAATTTTAAAATTCTTCCAACGTCTGTTGTTTGCCAGCCATCGCCACCATTTATTCCTGTGGTTGAGCTAGCAGTTATATTAACACCCGTTCCAGTTCCAGAGGATGCTGGAGTTAAAGTTGTTGTTGTGGTGTTGGTATCCATGTAGGGACCAGTTTCAGCAAAGTCTACTTCTGAAAGTGTCCAGGATGTATGACCCGTTCTGGATAATTTAGATGCCTCATGAGATGGATGGCAGATATACATAACGTCAGCGGATTGTGCAAATTTTAAATCAAATAATTGTGCTGTCGTATAACTGGTTGTGATTTGGTAAATTCTATTGGCTACACCAGCAGATGAATAAGCAGTATAACCAGAAGAGTTTATATCGTTACCATCAACATCTTGTAATTCAAAAGTATTAGTAGTTTTATCAGCTACTTTAAAAGTTTTACCATTTACTTCTGTCATTCCAACAACAGATGAGATAGTTACAAAATCTCCATTTGAATAACCATGAGAGTTAGATGTAACTACAGCTGGATTAGCAGCAGTAATTCCAGTAATAGTTTTATTAGCCTCTACAATTTGACCGTCATCTTTAAAGAAACGAATATATTGATTGCCAAATTCTAAAATGTAAGTTTGTTCAGTTGAAAATGTAAAAGGAATAAGTCTTGTTTTGTTTGCGGATGTTTTTATTTCAGATACAAAATAAGTTCCTGGTCGTCTTGTTATTGGTCCATGTGGCATAACCACAAAGTTTTCAATATTCGTTGCTCCATTAAAGTATTTTGCAAAATCTGTTCTTCCCTCCATAGAAGAGGAAAGCTCCCCAGCGGTAAAGCTAGGGATGCTTAAAAGTTGTTTTCCCATATTTAGTATCTACTATTTAAAAAATCTTCAGTTATGATTTGATCTGTTGGAGCTAATTCTGGGTTAGTATTGTAACCTTCAGAACTATCTGCGTGTCTTGCCTCTGATAATTTAGCTTGATATTTTTCTGCCATTAGTTTTGCAACTTGTAGATTGGCAGTTATAGCATAAGCTATATCCTGTGCTAAATGTGCAGAGATAGTTTCTCTTAATAAAACATCTAATTCGTTGACATCTGTTATTTGTGCTAAATAAATTAAATAAACAGAACTTTCACTAATTAATAATTTTCTACCTTCAACTTTATAATCGGAATTATAATCTTTAATTCCTAAAATTCTTAAACAATCTGCGGGTAAAGTATATTGATAATCAAAACCCCAGGCTGGAGTATCGCTATCTTGTGCTAATTGAACTCTTTTAATTAAACAATTCCAAGGATGAGATCTATAAACTGCATCTCTAATTGTTGTATATCTTTCATTGCATAGTCTAGCATTTTTACTATCGTCTGTAAGAGCTGTAATTGAACTTGCTCCTAATTGATTTAATGCTGAATTACAAATTTGAACCACACTAGCCATCTAGTCTCCTAAAAATAATTTTTTTTGTAAAGCATCTTAGGCGGGTTCCACTCTCGCTTTCCCCGCCTAAAATTCTATTTACTCTAGTTTACAACGTAATGAATGTTGAACGACATATCGCCTTCAGTTCCACCCGCAGCAGCCATAGTAGCCGCTATGTAGTAGTAACCTCCAGGATCAGTTGACGCTCCAGCCATTTCCCACATTGTTGAACCAGCAGTATTGATGTTAGCAGCCTCAAATCTTACGTCTGCCATAGCAGCAGCATCAGCCACCGCAGTTGCAAAGTAATCTTCATCAACTACTGTTCCATCACTTTGATAAATCCCAACATTGAAAGTACATGAACCCCCAAGTGTATCTGAACCGATCCAGATTTGCGGAACGGTTGCATTACTTGGTATAGGTGCAAGCATAACAATATCGTCATCATCACTATCTCCAGCCGCAACAACTATAGTACCTTGAGCTACACGAACTACTCCGTGTAAAAGTGCTGTGTTGTTAAGAACTTGAGGCGTAGCTTCAAAGTTTGCTACTAAGTCTGAGTTTTTAGTTCCCATGATTTATTTCCTCTCTATTGATTATGCTTCATGACAAGGGATTTGCACAACTTTTTCTTCTTCCATTCTAACGGCTCCCAAACTCATCGCATAATAAACTTGCGTACTATACGATTTGTCAGCACGTTCCGAAATTTTTGCCGATATATCTTTTCCGATACCTAACTTGATGGCATCTTCAGTATATGCAAAAACTAATCTGTCAGAAGTGTACGTTGCATCCTTGTTCAATCTTGTTGACATTATGAACTCAAAACCTAAGTAGGAATTGATACTACCTTCAGCAAGAGCTTTAACTGTATTATAGTCAGAGCTAGTTACTTGAGTAGTTCCTAATAGATCTGAGATCTGTTGTGGTCCACATACGACATATCTCTTTCTTGAAGGGTCAATATCGTTGTTATCTAAGATTTTCTTCGCTGCTAAAAGTTTAGCAATCGTCAAACCGTCTGATTGGTCTGAAGTCGCAGTCTTTTGCGTTGAAGGTAAAGCTGTAGATGTACCACCAGCAACACCAGTATCAGCCGATGCGTTGAACGCTGTAATAATTACATCGTCAATCGATCTGTTCATAGCTGCTGCCGCTGCTTTAGCGTATGAGCTAGTTGGGTCTATAAGCATTCTAACTTTGTCGACATCGTCAACTAAGTCAGCCCATTCATAGTCAGCCAAGCTCAATCTTCTTCTGCTGTGTGGCGTGTCTATTTGAGGTGTATCGCCATGTCTGCTCGTTCTTAATTGAGCAGCTGTTACTCCGACTTGCATTTTGTTATCGTAGTTTTTTTTAATTACTACTTCTATATATCACTATATAGTTCAGACTATATCATCACTATTTAAAGTGTTGGGTTTTCGTGGGTATATTATTGTTTCCTCAATACCTAGTCGTTGAACCTTCCATATACCTTTTAAATTATATGGCTTGGCTGCTGATTGTCTCAATGAGAGTTCCCAGCAATTTACCCAATTTTACTTCGACCATTTTGTTAATCGAAGAATGCGTTTTTACCTCTAACAGTTTCCACATCAACAGAACCTCTAAGTTTACTTCCCATTTGTTGAGAAAGCATAGCAATATTCGAGCTATACTGTTCAACGAAAGAAGTAGTAATTTGAATAGACATACTATTCTCCTTATGGTTGGTTATTGTTAATGTTAAGCGGCTGATTATCCTTACGGGTCGAAACCTCGATTTCAGTTCTCCTGGAACCTATACTTTCATAGTGTCAACTAGGGTCTGTCGATTATCCTAATTATTTTCAGCTATACAGAATTTTTTTGTTCTCGTAAAGCTAAAACTTCTTTAACAGCTAGTTCATGGTTGGGATGTCTTTTATCCCAGTATGCTGAACCTTGTTGTGTTAATTCTCCAATTTGTTTTTCTAATTGTGCTGGTGTTTGATAAGCTGGTCCAGATGCTTGAGTTATATTATCTTCTCCCATCTTATCAGCTAATGTAGCAAATGCTTTAATAAATGTTGGATGATCTCCAATTTTAGTTCCATCTGCTAAATTTTTATTTAAAAAATCTTCATCAAAAACTTGTAAAGCAACATGAGCAGATTTAATAGTTTGCTGTTTATATGCTTGACCCCACTCTTTTTTAAGAGATGTTTCGCTTTCTTGTCTAGCATTTTCAGCTACTATATCAGCATCTTGTTGCTGTTGAGCTGCCATATCATTATAAAATTTAACTATACCACTTGCTTGATTAGGTAATAATCCTAACTTGTGAGCTTGGTCGGAAAAATTTTTTAAAGCATCTTCATTTATTTTAACATCTTCTCCTAGATCATATTTATATCCAGTTGCATCCTTTGGTCTACCTAGTTTTTCATAAACTGCATCCCAATCTTTTTCTGTTGCAAATTTATTAGGTACAGGAATTTTATCTGAACCTACTAGCTTTTGTGCGTGGACATAACTTTTTGCTAGGCTTTCAATATCTTTAATATTTTCTAAAGATTTGTCTGCTTTTATTTCATCGGAAAGACTTGCTTTCCAATCTGTACTTGTTGGAGTTTCTGTTTTAGGATCTCCAGATAACACCGTGGTATCAGTTTGAACTTCTGGTGTTACTACCTCTTGATTTTCGCTTGACATATTATTCTCCTTTTTTGTTAAGCATATTTTTAATGAACAAGACTACTGATCTTGTTCCTTCTAAAAATGCAGTCTCATGGCTATCTCCTTTAACGTGAGTAGTTGTATGAAAGCTACATCTTTTTTCCAAATCAGAAAGCACTCGTTCTCCAGCCTCCGATTTAAAAACTGTTTTATAATCAATGTTTAATTGTTTAAGTTCTTTTTGATCCATTACTCAACCGCCTTTAAAGCTGGTGCAATTTTACCCGCACTCTCAGCAACAGCTTGAGCTTGTTGTAATTGTTGCATCTGCATCTCGGCTTGTTGTTTTTGTTCTTGAATAGATCTTACTTCTGCTTTTGATCTCATAATTTTAGCTGGTAAACCTAAAACATTTTTAATGTGGTCGACTAAACCATCTATATCTATGTAATCAAATACTGGTGCAATATTCTGCATTGAACCAAATATTTCTATTCCTCTCATAACAGATGATAACTCTTGTGTCTTTTGAGCTTTGGCTAATGGAGATACATATTCTATCTCAACATCCTGGTCGCCAATCTCTTCTGGTATTGGAGGTAATTTATTATTTTTTAATAATAAATTAAAAGCTCTAGTAATTAATGGTTGTAGTAATTCACTTTGTAATCTTCCTAATACTGGACCCAGTAATCTCATCTTCTCTTCAGTTCTTTGCATAACCTCTGTTGCGGTCATGTTTTGACCTTGTACCATCATTAACTGGTCGACAAAGAAATTTTCTCTAATTGCTTTTCTTCTTTGCTCTTCCATTTGAATACCCACAGGAGCATTCGATCCAACTTGTAATGGTTCAATTCTATCTCTGGTTCCAGATCTATAAAAATTTAATCCACCAGGTACAGTTCTAATGGGTAAAATAAAACCATCGTCAGGAACCATTAATGGTGGGTCAATTTGTTTTTGAGCTGCTTTAATAGATGTTTTAGACATTGTGTTTAACATCTTGGTATCTGGTAAAGCATTCATCGCTGGCGATCTGCCATAGATTTCATTGGATGAAGATTTTAAATATCTAGGTACAACGTATGGAAATTCTCTAAATCCACTTTCTCTTAAAATAGCTCCTGTCTCTTGATGAATATGGCATGAGATATAATCCATATTATCTTTATTCTGATAACCCATTGGAGTATCAGATTTATGTACCGTATGAAGAATAACACTATCCTCAAAAGGTTTATTCTTTACTGCCTCCTGTAATCCTCTTGGCAGTTCTACATCTGGATACATTAAAGGAATATTTTTATTTTTAAGATGAAACCTTCTTAATAAGCTGTCAACAAATCCTTTTTCATTTTCAGTAATAAATATTTCTGAAATATGTAAAGTTTTAAAACGTAAGTCATCCTTAATATCATCTGTAATAAACATCGCAGATGTACCAAAAGCTAATAGCTCATGGTAAAGTTCAAAAATTTCTTGTTGAAAATTTGAACGAGCAAATACTTGCTGCATAATTTTTGCACAGCTCTCTAACCATTCTACTGCTGTATCATCTTGGTTAGTTGCCTCGTTTCTAAATTTTAAAACGAACCACGGAGAAATCGTATTGGTTAGCATACCATTTAAGCTAGCAGATAATAATTCTAATGCGTGAGTAGCTGTACCATCATAAATCTGGTCGTGTCGTTTATCGCCTTTAGTTCTTTTAATAGTAATATTGGATTTTCTTGGTAAAAAATAATCTGCAATTTCTTGCCAATGCTCTTCCCAAGTAACTCTTTGAGTTTTTAAAGTATTATATTTATCAATAATTTCTTTTGCTTTTTTTTCTACTGCCATTTTTTATCCTAATGTTTTTCTTTTGATTGTTAAATTTTGATCTCCTAATCCTTTTGCAGAAGTTAAAATATTTGAAGTTCTACCTTTTTTTTGAGTTGCAAGTAAAGTTTCATCAGCCGACATTGTGGTAGCTGATGCTTGATCCATTTCTGCTTTTGTTGGAGATGCTGTAACCGCAGACGTACCTACTCCTTCAACATAAGTAGTTTTTGGTGCTTGTGTTAAAATAGGTTGGTTATTATCTTTGTTAGAATAAACATTACCATAAGCGTCTGTTGCTCCGCTTTGTCTACCAGATATATAACCAGCATAAATTTTATTTTGCTCCTCAATAGATAAACTTTCAAATTGTTGTTTATTATAACCAAAATTTTTTTTACCTCTTGTAGATGTAAGAACTTTATCTGTAAAATAATCTCTTGTTCTTCTTGAACCAGCTTTAAACAATGATCCAAATGGTCGTACAAAAAGTGGAGCTTTTTTTAAATTTTTATCAATATTTCTTGCTCCGCTTTCTCTAAATTCATGTCTCTTTGCGGTTTGTTTTGCATCCGCAACAGTTCCATATTGTTTAACAGTTCTTCTGTCTGTTCCAACAGTTCTATAAGTTACACCAGCTGGACCAACACTTGGTCCGCCTCCGCCTCCTCCTGTGGATCCACTATTTGCTCCTCCCATTTATCCTCCTAACTTTTTCTTTTTAACTAATAAACTGTCATCCTCTAAACCTTCGGCTCCAGTTAATATTGTTTGTTTTCTGCCTTTTCTATTTCTTCTTACTTTGGCTCTTCTTTCTTCAATCTCTTTTTTTCTTGCCTCATCGTCATAACTTGGTGGTTCTGGCAATGGTTTTGGTTCTGGTATTGTTGGCATCGTTGGCATCTTTGGCATTAAAAATCCCATAATTATTCTCCGTGTATTCTATAATCATTGACAGCTAGTTTTTGAGCCGCAATTTTGGTTTTTGGTAATTCAGTAATTCCTAAAGCTAAATATCTCATGGCATCGCAAGCATGAGAACTCCAATCTTTTTGAGGTTTATTACTAAACATTTTCATTTTTTCATTGTACTTTCTATGATGGTGTCTTAACGCATCTATCAATGGTTTTGTGTTTTCTATATCAAACCAACACTTAGGTAAAACCATTTTTAAATTGTGGATCCCATCCTCCAGGTTTAATTTTGGCAAAACCTTAAACCTTAATCCCAACTGATAAGCTACCTCTCTTCTGGTCTTACCACTTGTGAATTCTGTTACCTCTAAATCGTGAGGTGCAAAATGATCTCCGTAATAATATTCCTTATCTTTTACTAGCTGAACATAATGCGGCAACCCCTCTCGATTATTCTCATAATAGTCAATAACCAAAATCTGGTTCCCTAATTGCTGAAAAAATATTATTGCCGTGTTATCATCTATACCTAAATCCCAGGCAGTATGAACTAATAAAGCTGGGTCGTAAGCAAGTCTTGTTAATTGTTTTTTTTCTTCAAGTTTTTTTATAATTGATCCATATACAGATCCTTCAATATTGGCAATCCAATCGCACTCAAATTCTTGCTTATACTTTGCATCTCCCATTTGAGCTTTAGCAGCATCTAATTCCTCTTGGTCGATAATTCCTGTCTCGCTGGCTTTTGCCGTGTAAGTATACCATTTGTCATCTGATAAAGCGTACTGGTATATCTCATAAAATAGGTTCGACATTCCAGCTGGCGTACCTATCATGTAACAGAAACCCTTACGATCAGAAATTGCTGGTCTAATTATTTCATTCCATAACCTCGGTTCTACTTGAGCCACCTCGTCTATACAAACTCCGTCAAGAAATAATCCCCGTAAGCTGTCTGGCTGTTCAGAGGATAAAAGCGTTATTCGGCTGCCATTCGGCAAATCGCATCTTAGCTCTGTTTCGTGGAATTTAACTCCAGGTATTCCACCCGCAAACATTTTTAAATAATCCCAGGCTATACTCTTTGCTTGCTTATAAGTCGGTGCAATATACGCAAACCTCGGATTTTTCAACTTATGTGTCAGAGCTGCACGGATGAGGTGGTTAATTATAGCCACGCTTTTCCCGAACCGTCTATGACAGGAAAGTACAGCAAACCTATACTTATCCAAATTTTTATGTAGCTCCGCCTGGAGCTTTCTTGGTGTATAAGGTATTTGTACTTTCATTTTATAAAACTGCTAATATAATAATCAAAGCTGCAACACCAAGTACGACTTTTTTATGATCGCTCCAATAGTGTTTCACTTCTTGAATAATAAAATCCATAATCCCTCCCTAGTGAATTGTTGGTAAATCAAATACTTCTCTTATTGATTTATATTCAATACCGCTATTCTTCATAAGTTTTCTGCAAAAATTATTTGCATGATTTTGATTTTCAAAGCCGTTTAAGTGAATAACTAAACCCCCTGTATCTTCTGCGTGAAAAACCATGGCTGTTATTAATTTATCTGTGTATTTATCTTTTTCATTCATCTTAAAGTCTTTGTGTGTGTTTGTGTCTTGAAGTCCCAATATATATATTTTTAAAAATTGCGGCTTGTTTTCGGTCTATACCCCACCTTTGTTCTTTCAAAATCTACACTTTTATATGCAAAACTAAGCTCTTACTAACCATTTACTAACCATCTTATTAAATAAGTATTGATCCACGCCAAATGTCGTCAGGATTTATAACTGTGTACCCAAAACGAACTCCATAATGCGTGTGCGAGGAGCGTGGAACTGCCATGTAAAATCCAACAACCTCCACATTCGTTACCTTTTACTTCTCTTCCTAATCAGCCGTGCTTGCTCCAGGTATAGCTTTAGCATCCACACTTGATACCTGATCCATAACTTCTTTAGCTTGTATAATATTGTTTTCATTCTTAGGTTCTCCCCAACTAATGATTAAATGATTATCAATCTTCTGTTCAACTTGACTTTTATCGCCAAAGGTTGACGCTGCTAATTTTGTAGCGAGCCAACGGATGTGGCTCCATTTCTCCCTTAAAAAATGTGTCTCTTGTGGTGTCTTTGGTGCTTGCATATCTTCTGCAATCTTATCCAACAAAGTCCAAACTCCAGTTTGTCTAGCTGCCATTATCTTCTCTTGTAATTTTTTATCAGCTCTACATTTTTTATAAATGGTTGAGACATCTGGCATTGATTTATCTTTACAGACAGTTGAGAGTGGTTCTCCCAATTCTAGTCTTTCACATATTTTTTCGATTTGATCCATTCGTATAATTCTTGATAACTTTTATCTTTGTACTGTTTTAAATTTCTTATTGCTTTTATTCTTCCTTCAATAGATCTGGGTCCAGTACTCATCCCAGCATGAAATTTGCAACGGTATTTTTTAGAAGTCTTTTGATAATATCCTTTGCATAAACACCTTTTTGTAAAATTACTTCCTCTTGTATAACTGTCGCATTGGATTTTATGTAAGGGTCTCCCAGGCATAAAAATACTAAGCCTATCTTTCCTATTAGATTAATTTGTCTATCTTGTCTAGCACAGATTTATCAAGATTAAATTCTAAGTTAAGAATAGCAGCTGTATATCTCCTCTTAATAGTTACTCGATGACAACCAAACTTTCTACCAAGAGCTACCCAGGAATATCTCATAGCTTTAGCCCAGATTAATCTTCGATCCTCGGTCTTATTAATCTTAGTGAGTAAATCAATAGCTGTTTCCCAACAAGTGATTTGATGGCTGTTAGCTCTAAGTTTTAAGCCTTTTTTCTGCCAATATCCCATATCCTTTGGATCATAGCTCATCTGCAACACATTATACATTTTAGGTGTTTTAGGTTTTATTGCGTTTAATCCAGGCATTAACCTTTCGGTTCTGCCAGCAATATCAAATATTTCAATTATTTTATGAGTAA